GGATGTGGCCCAGGGTTCGTGGCCACGAAAAAGCCGAGGGTTAGAAAAAGAGGCCCACAAAAAGCACTCCCTGTAGGGCCAGGGTAAAGACCCCCATATATGCAGCCCCTATGCCTTCGGAAAATAAAGGCCCATGAATGTGGACAGCAGCACAGCGCAGGAAAGCAGAGGCGTGGCAGCACAGCACCAGGCACCAGGGCCACGCCCACAGAGGCAGGCCCACCAAGCGCACCACGCATGAGAGGCCACCAAACATCAGGACTCAAAAGGACTTCGCTATGTGCTACTCTTTAGACAGAGCAGCATGGGCAAGCAGCTCAGTCATTCCTCCCTCCCCATTGGTGGCAGGGGCGACCCTCGCAAGAGGGCGCTCTTGCTCACCGGGGCCACCCGGCAAGCCGTAGGTACTACTGACACCGGGGCCGGGTGCGGGGCGAGGAAGGCCCGATATTTTTCCGGACAAAAATCAAAATTTTTTCGGCGTTTCGTTACGCAAGCCCCCTGGCCGGGGCCAGCCCCGGAGCGCCGCCGCCACTTTTTGGAGCGAAAGGGGGACCCGAATCATGCAATTTGAACGGCGAAAGCTGGCCGACCTGCGACCGGCTGCGTACAACCCGCGCAAAAAGCTGACCCCGGAGGACCCCGAATACATTCAGATCCGGAACAGCCTGAACGAATTCGGCTACGCCGACCCCATCGTGATCAACTCCGACGGCACCATCATCAAGGGCCACCAGCGCCGAAACGTGATGATGGATCTGGGCTATACCGAGGCAGAGGTCATCGTCCTGGACATCAAAGACAAGGCCAAAGAGAAAGCCCTGAACATCGCCCTGAACAAGATCACGGGCAAGTGGGACAACGCCATCCTGAAGGACCTGCTGCTGGAGCTTGACCTGGAAGGGTACGACTTCAGTGTGACCGGCTTCTCGCAGCCGGACCTGGAGGACCTGATCCAGAGCCTGGACATTCCGGCCCAGGCCAATGATGACGACTTCGACCCGGACCAGGCAGCGGACCGGATCGAGACACCCACCACCAGCATGGGCGACATCTGGCAGCTGGGCAGGCACCGCCTTATGTGCGGCGACAGCACAGACCCTACCGATGTGGTCCGCCTCATGAACGGAGAGGAACTGGATCTGATGATTACAGACCCGCCGTACAATGTCGCCTACGGCGCAAAGACGGACTTCATGGCGGACTCCGGCAGAGGACACGGCCACGAAAGCATCGCCAACGATGATATGGATGAGGTCAATTTCTATAAATTCATCCTCGCCTTTTACGAGAATGCCGTGGAGGTGATGCGGCGTGGGGCCGTGATCTATGTTTTCTATTCCGACACCCACGGCCTCACGTTCCGTCGAGCGTTCGAGGATGCCGGTCTGAAGCTGTCCGAGTGCTTGATCTGGGAGAAAAACGCGTTCACGCTTGGCCGGAGCGACTACCAATGGCGGCACGAACCGATCCTCTATGGGTGGAAAGAGGGAGCGGCCCACTATTTTGTGAACGACCGCACCCAGGACACCGTCATGCTGGAGGATGAACTGGATTTCAAGAGCATGAAGAAGCCGGAGCTTCTGGCCTTCATCGACAAGATGCTCCGAGACTATAAGGACCAGACCACGGTCCACTTTGAGAACAAGCCCACCCGAAATTCCCTGCACCCAACCATGAAGCCAATCCCGCTGGTGGGTCGGCTGATGAACAATTCCAGCAAGCCCGGATGGCTGGTCGGCGACTTCTTCGGAGGCTCTGGCACCACGCTGATGGCAGCAGAGCAACTGGGGCGGACGGCATACCTCATGGAGTACGATCCAAGGAATGTCGACGTCATCGTACAACGATGGGAAGCCTACACCGGCAAAAAGGCGGTGCTTCTCCATGACCGACCATAATCTAAGCCTCGAAATTTTGCGGGGGGGGGCTACTCACTTTGGATAGCACAGGAAAAGGAGCCGGTGGCGGCTTTTACCGGGTCGAGATCATCGCCCAGCTTTTCGGCGTGACCGTCCGCCGCATTCAGCAGCTGACGCAAGAGGGCGTCCTGCCCACCACCGAAACGGCAGAGGGCAGGCGCTACGATCTGGTCCCAACCATCCAGAGCTATGTGAAATACCTCTCGGACAAGGCATATGGCAAAAACCGCTCCGAAAAGGAGCTGGAGCTGCGGGAGCAAAAACTGACGGCGGAGGTGGCCCTCAAAGAGAGCCAGGGCGAACTTCACCGCCTGCGGACTGAAATCGCCGCCGGGAAATACATTTCGGTGGATGAGGTCACGCTGGACTACCAGCGGTTCTTCGTCACCTTCAAGAATTTCGCCATGGGCATCCCGGCCCGATTGACAGACCGGATCAGCAGCTGCGTGGACCCTCTGGAATCCAGGCGCATCGAGAAGGATCTGCAGCATGAGATCAGAAACCTCCTGGCCGCTTTCGTGGTGGCCGGGGTAACGGAGCAGGATAAGCGTGGCACCAAGAAAGCCTAAACGATACCGCAAATTTCTGATTGCTCCCTATCAAAAGACGGCTCTCGCATCCCTCTCCCCGCCGGAGGATATCAGCGTTTCCGAGTGGGCAGAGAAATACCGGGTCCTGGACCCGAAATCATCCGCCCTTCCTGGGCCATGGATGAACGAAAAAACCCCGTACCTCGTAGGCATCATGGATGAGCTTTGCAACTTTGAGACAGAAGAGGTCGACTTTATCAAGCCCACCCAGTGCGGTGGCACCGAATGCCTGATCAATATGGTGGGCTGGGTGGTCCAGCAGGACCCAGCACCTTCCATGGCGGTCTACCCTTCGGATGAGCTGGCCGAAAGCATCTCCACGAACCGAATCCAGCCCATGATCAAGGCATCCAAGTCGGTGTGCGAACGGTTCCATGAGAACGAATCCAAGACACTGGAGCTGCAGTTCGACGGTATGTATCTGAACCTGGTCGGCTCCAACAGCCCGTCGAAGCTGGCCAGCAAGCCGATCCGGTTTCTGTTCCTGGATGAGGTAGACAAATACCCAGGGGCCAGCAAGAAAGAAGCCGACCCCATCAAGCTGGCCAGAGAGAGAACCAAGACCTTCCACAACCGAAAGATCTTCATGACCAGCACCCCAACGCTGAAAACCGGACACATCTGGAAAGCGCTGGAGGACGCGGACCAGGTCCGCCACTATTTTGTCCCCTGCCCCCATTGCGGGAAGTACATCGAACTAAAGTGGTCACAGGTCAAATTCCCAGACGACGAAGGAATGACCTACGCCGACCGGGCAGAGTTCGCCAACTACGTCTGCCAGGAGTGCGGCTGCATTATCACAGACCACGACAAGACCCAGATGCTCCGCTACGGCGAATGGCGGACCGTCTCCGAAAAGACGAAGTTCCCCCGGAAGGTCGCCTTCTGGATCAACACCCTATATAGCCCCTTCGTCCGGTTTTCCGAGATGGTGAAGGAATTCCTCACCAGCAAGGATGACCCGGAGGCCCTCCAGAACTTTGTGAACAGCTGGCTGGCGGAGCCTTGGGAGGACACCAAGCTCAAGACCAGCGCCGACACCGTCATGGAGCGGCAGACAGATCTACCGGAGTTCACGGTCCCGGCCTGGGCAAAGCTGCTGACCGCCGGAATAGACGTGCAGGAAACCAGCGTCTACTGGGTGATCCGGGCCTGGGGCAACTACCTGACCAGTCAGAACATCGCCCATGGGCAAGCCTACTCCTTCACAGAGGTGGAGCGGATCATGAACCTGCCCTACAACCGGGAGGGCGGAGGTGACCCCATGGTGGTGGGCCTCGCCCTGATCGACAGCGGCGACAACACCGATGCGGTCTACGACTTCTGCGCTGACAATTCGGACTGGGCGCTGCCCAGTAAGGGCAGCAGCCATCCAATGGATACCCACTTCAAGATATCCAAGGTCAACCGGACCGACAGCAAAGCCTACGGGATGCAGCTGGCCATCATCGACACCGGCAAGTACAAGGACATGATCGCAGGCCGTATGCGGCGAAAGAACGGCACCGGCGCCTGGATGGTCTACCAGGGCTGCGACCTGGAATACGCCGAACAGGTCACCTCGGAACACAAGGTGAATGAAAAGAGCGGGAACCGGGTCGTCCAGGTGTGGAGGCAAAAGACCTCTCACGCCGACAACCACTACCTCGACTGCGAGGTTTACGCCATGTGCGCCGCCGATATGCAAGGCGCACGAACCCTCCACCTGGAAGAGGTGGAGATGCCGCCTCGGAAAGAGGCACCGCCCGAACCGGAGTCCGCTCCGGAGGAAAGCTGGATCGGGCAAAACGAATCGTGGCTATAAGGAGGGTATGACGCATGAGTAACGATTACACCGTGGAGCAGCGGCTGGTAGAGGTCAACAAAGCCATCCAGGCCGTCCTCCTTGGCGGTCAGAGCTACAAGCTCGGCTCCCGCAGCGTGACAAGAGCAGACCTGGCGCAGCTCTGCTCCATGCGGGATGACCTGGAAGCGCAGCTGAATGCCGACGAAAGCTCCCCGCTGCTTTCTGACTGCCATGTGGCAGTCTTTGAAGGGCGGTGACCGGGATGAACTGGATCGACAACCTGATCGGATGGATCAACCCGGAGTGGGGGGCCAAACGGGAAGCCTGGAGGCAGACCCTGGATGAGCTGCGAAACTACGATGCAGGGAACGCCGGTCGCCTGAACGCCAACTGGAGAGCGACCAACCAGAGCGCAGAAATGACCGACCGATACAGCCGGGACACCGTCCGAGCAAGGGCCAGGGACCTGGAGCGGAATAGCGACATGATGAATTCGGTCATCGGCCCCTTCGTTCGGAATGTGGTCGGGGAGGGTCTGATCCTGCAGGCCGAAACCGGCGACAACAGCCTGAATGAAGAGATCGAACGTCTGTGGAAAGTCTGGTGCAAAAAGCGCAACTGTGATGTCACCGGAACCCAGAGCCTGAACCAGATGCTCCGCATGGCGGTCCGTCGAAAGAAGGTGGACGGCGGAATCCTCTTTGTGAAGCGCTACACCAGCGGTGGCGTTCTCCCCTTCAAACTCCAAATGTTCGAGGTGGATGAATTGGACAGCACCCAGGTCTCCCCAAAGCGCAAGGGAAACCGGGTGGTGGGCGGCATCGAGTACGACCAGTACAACGCCCCGGCTGGCTATTGGATCAGGCAGTATTCCGTGGACGGCATGAGCATCCTGGACCCGGTCTATGTCCGGGCAACCGATGTGATCTTCTATTTCAGCAAGCGCCGCCCCTCCCAGCTGCGAGAGATGAGCGACATGAGTCAGACCATCACACGCATCCGGGATGCCAATGAGTTTATGACCGCCGTCAGCGTGAAGCAGCGCATCGAAGCCTGCCTCGCTGTGTTCATCAAGAGAGCCATTCCCACCGCCGGTGTTGGCCGGTCCGGCACCAGCGCCGCCGGACCCAGGCAGACCTACGACGGCAAGACCCTATCACCCGGCATGATCAAGGAAATGAATGTGGGCGATGAGGTCCAGGTGGTCAACCCACAGGGGCAGGCCACCGACGCTGCCAGCTATATCAAGCTGCAGCAGCGCATGATCGGAGCCGGACAGGGCATCAGCTACGAGGCCACCGCCCGAGACATGAGCGAGTCCACCTACTCCAGCGCCCGTCAGGGTCTGATTGAGGACAGCATGACCTACGCCGAAGAGGATGAGCTGCTGGCAGATGTGATGGATGAGATCTACGAAACATTCATCATTTCCGCCGTCCTGGCCGGGGCGCTGAATATCCCGGACTTCTGGAACCAGAAAGATAAGTATTTCTCCCATTCTTTTGTGAAGCCCCCCAAGCCGTGGATCGACCCGAGCAAGGAGGCCAGCGCCACAAAGATCGCCCTGCAGACAGGCCAAAAGACCTTCAAGCAGATCGCAGCCGAAAACGGCTCCGACTGGCGAAAGCAGGTGGACGACATCTGCGAGGTGCTGAAATACGCCAGGGACAACTATGGCGTGGACTTAGGAGGTGTGATCCTTGGACAGAAAAAATCAGACGGTCTCTATGACGAAGAGACAGAACCTGCCGCTTCTGACGGCAGCGGCCAGCCACCCGTTCCCAGCGACGATGCCGGAGACGGAACCGAACCGGCAGAGGGCAGCGGCTCCGAGGACGAATGACCGCCAAATGCTCGGCACCAACCTGGCACGAATGGACGGTGACGGGAACGAGCGGAAATTCACCCTTTCCTTCTCTTCGGAGGAGCCATACGAACGGTGGTACGGGGTGGAAATCCTGGACCACGGAAACGGGGCGGTCGACCTGACCCGCCTAAACGACATTGGATGCCTTCTCTTCAACCACAACCGGGATGCCGTCATCGGCAAGGTGAACCGGGCCTGGGTGGAAGGGAATCGCGGATATGCAGAGGTGGAATTTGACACCGATGAACAATCCGAGGTGATCTACCAGAAGGTCAAAAGCGGAACGCTGAAAGGCGTCTCGGTAGGTTATCGCATCGACTCCATGGAGGAAGTAGCGCCCGGAAAGACCAGCGCCGATGGCCGGTTCACCGGACCGTGTGAGGTCGCAAGGAAGTGGTGGCCCTTTGAGATCTCCATTGTTTCTGTTCCCGCCGACGGGACGGTCGGCGTGGGCCGGGAAGCAGAACGGCCCGGAGCAACCCCAATCAGTGTCCTTCAGAGCCAACTTCAAATCAACCAGAATATCGTAGGAGGTTAACGCCATGAACAAAAAGCAGCAGCGAACCAAGAAGCTGCAGCGTCAGCAGGAGCTGGTGAACGCCGCCAGAACGGCGCACCGTGAGCTGACCGCTGAAGAGCAGAACGAATTCGACACCCTGCAGAGGGAGATCGAAACCCTCAACGCCGAGATCGCCGAGGAAGATCGGCAGCTCGGCACCCCCGCTCCCGCCGTCACCGGCACCCCCGCTCCCGCCGTAGCTCCGGCTGCACCCAGCGCCGATGACCAGCAGAGAGCCATCCAAGCGGAGCGCACCCGTATCAGTGAGATCGGCACTATGTGCCGCGATTTCGATATGGACCCCCAGCGCTTCATCGACGACGGCTCCACCGTCGACCAGGTGAGAGCAGCCATCATCGAGCATCTGCGTAAGGAGAGCGGCCCCATCGGAGCCAGCGTCCAGGTGATCGGCAGCGGTGAGGATGAGTTCAGACGGGATGCCGCAGAGGGTCTGATCCTCCG